GAAGAAAGAACCTCTTAACACTAAACAAAAGATATTTAAGGCTATTTCTAATTATGTGCTAAGACCTACTTATAGGACAGTTGGATGGATTTCAGTAAAACTATAAAAATTGTTGAGGCTAGTATTTTTAAAACACAGGTTTTGTATATATTAAATACTATAGTTTCTTTGCTATTTATAGCTACTCAAGGTATAACTTTACCTAACATAGCTATAGTGTTATTTTTATTTTTTATAATGAACTGCGTAGGTATTACTGTAACATTTCATAGATATTGGACACATAGTAGTTTTGTATTTAAATATAAATGGTTAGAAAAATTATGTACTTTATGTGGTATTTTATCTGGTTCTGGTTCTAGTATAGGTTGGGCAAATATACATAGACAACATCATCTTCATTCAGACACAGAACTTGATCCACATTCTGCCGAAAAGGGATTTTTTAAAAAATTTAAATATCATATTTTAATGCCTCATCAGTTACTTAAATTAGATTATAGTCCAAAGTCAGGCCCTAGATATGTAAGAAGGTTATTAAGAAATAAATTTTTAGTTAAAACGCATCAGTTATATTATTTAATAATTATGGCGTATTGTTTATTTTTAAGTTTGGCTTTTGGTTTATCTGGTTTAATACTAGGTTTTTGTATGCCTTCTGCTTTAACAATGGTTGCCCAAATATTAACTAATTTGGTAAATCATAAAAATAAAAATACATACGAACCAGCCAATGTTTGGTGGATGAATATATTATCTTTTGGCGATGGCTGGCATAAAAATCATCATGATGATCAGAGTAATTACACTACAAAAACAAAATGGTTTGAATTAGATATATCAGGTTTGGTAATTAAACATTGTTTAAGGAAGGCTTAAATCATGCCAATAAGAGAAGAAATTATAGGTCAATTACATGCAGGAATGCTTGAACGCTTTACAAATTTATCCGATGAAGAAAGAGATATTATGAGAGCTAATAAAGGAACTCCCTATGAAATAGTATTACGAAAAGTTATTGGCGAAGAAATTTTAGGTGGTCTAAATACAAGAGCCGGAAATAAAGTAGTTCGTAATCGTGGGTTGGCGACACGTTAAATTTGTGCCAATGTGCTGGCTACTCATCCCCTGTGTATAACACGGCTACGGTGGCCCCAGTAAAGGAGAAGTAATATGGCAGATGTAATTGGTACTGTAGAACCTGTAAAGAAAGTTATGGGAATTGTAGACAAAAAGTATGCTAATCGTAAAAGTTTAGAAGATGAAGAAAAAGAACTTGAAGAGCTTATTAAACAGCAAACTGAAGAAGTAGACGCTGCAGAGCAACAAGTACAAGACGAAGATGAGGAACGGGAAGTACCCGATAATCCTGAAGAGAAAACTTTCAAGAAACGATACGGTGATTTGCGTAGGCATTCTCAAAAACAAAAGCAAGAGCATGACGAAAAAATTACCAGCCTGCAGAAACAACTGGATGAAGTAACGAAAACCCAGATTCAACTTCCAAAATCTGAAGAAGAGCTTGAAGAATGGGCTAGAGAATATCCAGATGTGTCTGCTGTAATTGAAACAATTGCAATTAAAAAGTCAAGAGAACAGGCACAGGAAATAGAAACTAGATTAGCGGAAATTGATGATTTACAATCTTCTGCTAAAAGAGAAAAAGCGGAAGCTGAATTATTATCTTTTCATCCTGACTTTGATGACATTAGATCAAGTGATGATTTTCATGAGTGGGCAGAGGAACAACCAAAATGGGTACAGGACGCTCTTTATGAGAATGAAACAGATGCTAGATCAGCCGCAAGAGCAATTGATCTTTATAAAGGTGATCGTGGAATAGGGGAAGAAACCAAGAAAAAGCCCTCTAAATCTAATAAATCTGCTGCATCTTTAGTAGATACAAAATCTAAAAAATCATTGCCTGAAACAAGTGGTGATAGTAAGAAGTGGAAAGAGTCTACAGTTGACGCAATGTCTGCCGACGAATATGAAAAAAATTCAGAAAGCATTATGGACTCTCTTCGATCTGGAGATTTTATCTACGATATAAGTGGAAATGCGAGATAAATCAATTTTTTACTTGACAAAAGCTACGTTTTAGTTAAAATGGTATGTGATTAAAATTAGGCCCATTTATATGCAACCCTAATTTATATAGTAAAACTTTTTAGTAACCCTGTAAAAAGGCCGATGGTAGGCTGATCCCCTATTTATCCCACCCCTAATTTACTGGCCCTACAAAGTTATGTCCTGAAGTATGACATATGTGTCATGCTTGTGGGCCTTGTTGCCCACTTGATACGAGAAAAAGGAGAAATAAAATGGCTTTTACTCGTGCTGCAGGGTATAACAGTTTGCCTAACGGCAATTTTAGCCCTGTAATTTATTCCAAACAGACACAGCTTGCTTTTCGTAAGTCGTCTGTTGCGGAGGACATCACCAATAATGATTATTTTGGTGAAATCGCTAATTTTGGCGATACTGTCCGCATTATCAAAGAGCCTGAAATCACGGTCAAACAGTATGCTCGTGGTTTGCAGGTTACTCCACAAGACCTTGATGATGAAGATTTTAGCCTTGTTGTAGACAAGTCTAATTACTTTGCTTTCAAGGTAGACGACATTGAAGAAGCACATTCTCATGTGAATTTTCAGTCGATGGCATCTGATCGTGCAGGTTATCGCTTGAAAGATCAGTATGACCAAGAAGTTCTGGGTTACCTTTCAGGTTTTGCTCAAGCTTCAATCAGTGCTGTTGCTAGTACCGCTAATACTACGGTATCTGGAACTAAGGCTGTTTCGACTGCTGGTTCAAATGAGTTGCTATCTGCAATGCAGTTGAAGAAGGGTGATTTCGGTAGCATCACTACGACTTCGGCGGGTACGCATTCAATTCCGCTGACCCCCCGTCTTCCGGGTGCTAGTGCTCTTCCAACTGCTACAGTATCTCCAAATCAGGTTGTAGCTAGAATGGGTCGTTTATTGGACACGCAGTTTGTGGACAAAGACGGTCGTTGGCTTGTTATATCGCCTCATTTCATGGAAGTTCTGATGGACGAAGATTCACGTTTTCTAAATTCAGACTTTGGTGAATCTGGTGCGCTTAGAAACGGGCTGGTTCTAAACAATTATTATGGCTTTAAGGTGTATGTTTCCAACAATCTACCTTCGGTAGGTACTGGTCCCGGTACAAGTGGTACTGCTAACCAGAACTCTAACTATGGTATTATTGTTGCGGGTCATGCGTCCGCTATTGCCACTGCAAGCCAGATCACGAAAACGGAATCGTATCGTGATCCAGATAGCTTTGCTGATATCGTGCGTGGTATGCACCTCTATGGTCGTAAAATTCTTCGGCCAGAAGCGGTTGTTAATGCCAAGTATAACGTAGCATAGGGAGGGTATATATTATGGCAACTTTTGACTTAACAGCTAAAAGTACTACTGGCGTATCCGCTGATTCTCTTGCTCTTGTGCCATCTGCACGAAATGTGATGCATTTGATGGAAGGTGTAGTGGATATTGATGCACTCGTTGCTGCAGGTACGTTTACTGCCGTTACGGATGGTGATATTTTCAATGTTCTGGAAATACCTGCCTATCATCTTTCAATTGCTTCTGGTGCAGAAGTAATTAAAGCATTTAATGGCACTTCTCCAACTGTAGATATTGATATTGCTGCTGGAGATGATCTGTTCGATGGTATTGATGTATCTTCGACAGGTGTCTTAGCTTCTGCCTCTGCCGATAGCGGCAATAAATTAGGTTTCAGCGATGCAACTTCAACATCGCAGGCTCCTGATATTGCTGTTTTCCTTACTGCTGCAGACACTATTGATGTAAAAGTTAATGCAGGCTCTAGTGATGTAACACAAGGTAAGCTTCGTGTTTGGGTGGTGCTTTGCGATACCACTGGCGTTGCTGACAACGTAAGTACAGTTGATCGTGATCAGCTTGATTAGTTAGTTAGAGTATAGTGAGGGGGGCAATAGCTCCTCTCACTAACTTTATAGAAAAGAGAATAAATGGCAACTACATTTTTAACATTCACTAATGAAACATTGGCTAAACTTAATGAAGTACAACTTACTTCATCAGATTTTAGTGATGCTCGTGGTGTTCAAATACAAGTAAAGAATGCGGTTAATCAGGCTATTCGTTATATTAATCAACGAGAATTTAGTTGGCCTTTTAATGCTGCTGTAGCTAGTCAAACTCTTACAGCAGGAGTAGTTTCGTATGCTTTACCTTCAAATACAAAGTACGTAGATTATGCTACCTTTAGAATTAGAAAAAGTGAAACTTTTGGTAATGCTGCTCGTCATCTTGCCTTCTTAGACTATAAAGAATATATAGATTTACATATTAAACAAGAAGATGATACAGTAACTACTACATTAAGTAGTAGTATTGACGATGACGATACTACAATCCCTGTAGCTAGTGCCTCATCTTTTGATTCTACGGGAACTATAATAATTGATTCTGAAAATATTACTTACACGGGAACAACTTCTACAACATTTACTGGAGCTACTAGAGGCGCAGAAAGTACGACTGCTGCCAGCCATTCAAGCGGAGCTACTGTAGCACAAATTGATGCAGGAGGGATACCTACACACGTATTTCGCCGTCCAGATAATACATATGGTTTATGGCCTTTTCCAGATAGGGCCTACACATTAACTTTTGATTATTACACACATCCTAGTGCAGACCTTTCTGCTTTCGATGATACTACTTCAATTCCAGATAGATTTGGTTTTGTTATTACAGATGGTGCTATTGCTTATGCTTACTTATATAGAAGTGAAGTACCTTTATATGAACGTAGTTTTGCTTTATTTAATGAAGGTATAAAACATATGCAAACTTTACTTATTAACAGATATGATTATGTACGATCTACTTATATTCCCAAATCAATTAATTCTGTTTATGACTCTTCGGCAACTTTTTAACATAGGAGAAGATTAATGACGCAAGTACCACAAGGAAATAATATGTTCTGGGATGTGCAGTCGGTTGTAACTGTTGCCTCAACTGCAGCGGGAACAAATGTTTCAAGTTATAATTTGGCAACAGTGCATCTAAATGGTGAAATTTATGTTAACTTTGGTGCTTCTAGCACTGCTGCTATTAGTACTGCTAATGATATTAAACTAGCTGCTGGCTTACATTCACTTACCGTACCTAAACAAGCCGGTGATTCACAATACCTGAATTACCAACGAGTGGGCGGTACAGATGTAACCATGCGGCTAGTGTTGTCATAAGGAGAAAGCCTATGTCTCTATTACAAGGACTTATAGATGAAAATGTCGATAGACATACTAGAGATTTAGTTACTCTTACTGCTACAGCTTCAATAACTTCGGCTGATCATGCAGGTAGAACACTTCTTATGGGCGAAGTCGGCGGCAATGCCGCTGCTACTTTTACGCTTCCTGCTGCAACAGGTACAGGTAGCGTATTTAACTTTGTTGTATCTGTAGTAAATAC